CATCTGAAGCAACTTCATCAACAGTCTTCTTGATCTCCATGAAAGACGTTTTAGCGTCTTTGTATAGCTTGCATCCCTGCTTAATAGCAGCGACACAGGCATTGGCGGCAAAGAGGATGCTGAGTGGGTCAATTTCATTTCACCGTTATGCAGAGCCGCCCAAGCGCGTTCCTGTTACCAACCAAGTAACAAATGCGCTTCCATTGACGTAGTTACCAGCCGCACCGCCAGCACCACCAGAGCCACGATTAGCGTTACCTCCAGTACCACCAGCAACTCCCCATCCACCGCCAGCACCACCGGGAGCGTAGTTACCCGGCCCAGCCGATCCACCGGTAGTTAAACTGGCTGCTCCACCCGCTCTTCCTGTGCCTGTACCCGGCCCTGTTCCGCTACCGCCAGCACCGCCAGCACCATAAGTAGCTCCACCGCCGCCGCCACCGCCACCATAAAGATCGCCGTAGTTTGAACCAGCACCGCCGCCACCGCCACCGCCACCACCAGCAACAGTGTTATTGTTTGTAATAGATATGGCAGAAGAAATAGACATACCCGTACCGCCAGCAGCGCCCGGAACACCATTGGAGTTAATGCTACCCGCGCCGCCAGCGCCGCCGTATCCTACGATGATTCCGTTGTTTACCAGTCTTACACCGGCTGGGAATAAGCCACTAACGGTTAGCGCAGATGCGGATGTAGAGCTTGCAAGAAGATAAACGCCATTGTTGATGGTGGCTTCTAAAAGTTGTGAGGCATTCCATCCGTTTGCCAAAGCATACGTTCTGAGGTTTAAGTCAGTTTGGTTGGAAGAAATGGTAAGCCTCAAAACCACTACGCCATTAAAGCCGTAGGCTTTTGCAGTCGCTGCACCTAATGTGGATAGGATAGGCATGGTTATGAGTACTTGGTTTGCGAGGCTAAAACTGTGAAAGTTGCGCTTGCAGTTTTTACAATTGCATACGTGTAAACATCAATACTGTTCGTGTTTCCACCTGTTGGGGTGTACCCAGCCTGCCACTTGGGAGTAATCGTAGCCCCATCAATTTGAAAGGTTGACGGATAGTAGGCATTGCTACCATTTGTAACCAACAAAGCAAGCGTGACAGATTGACCGGTAGTCAAGATGCTGTTTAAACTTGTTGACCCATCCCCACGAATGTTCAGCGTGAAGTTATTTCCGGCATTGCTTGTGTAGTACTGGACAGCTTGGGTTACAACGTCAAAGTTGGTCGTGCTGGCTGGGGCAGATGCCGTGACGGTTGCTGTCTCAAACAGCGCTTTGATGTTACCGTAAGTAGAAAATGTGGGGGTTGTTAGTGTCCCTGTGTTTATTGTGGGAGAGGTCAGAGTCGGCGTAGTTAAGGTTGCGCTTGTGGACAAAACATTGTTGCCAGAACCTGTGGAGGTTGTAACCCCAGTACCACCGTTTAAAACAGGCAGTACGCCGGTGATGTCGCCTGTGCTGATGTCTAGCGCATCCCAAGAAGCGTTTGTGCCGTCGGACTTGAGGTATTTACCGTTGGCGCTTGTTTGGCTTGGAGCCAAAGCATTAAAAGCTGCGTTAGCTGTGATTTGTCCTGTACCGCCGTTGACAATAGCAAGTGTGCCGGTCAGGTTCTGCGCTTGGACATCATAGAAGTTTGTGCCGTCTGACCAAACCTGAATCTTGTTGCCCGCCAAAATAGCAACCCCAGTACCGGCGGCGGTTGTGTTACCGATGACCGTAGAGTTGTAAATTGTGATTGTGTAGCTGGAGTTGTTCCAGATGATGTATGTTTTGGATACGGGAGGAGCGTAGATGGCAGAGGCCGCAGCCGCGCTGTTGAACTTCAGCATGGCATACACCGCTTGGTTCAAGTTGGCTGTAGAGGATGGCCCGTTTACATAAGTCAGGGCTTGGGCGGCAGAACCTACCGTGACCGCTTGGTATCCAGCAATAGCTGTGTCCAGAACGTAGGCAAGGTTACTGTCGGTGGTCGCACCCCACGCACCGGCTTGGTCGCCAGAACCAATCAGTTCGATTCGCAGGCTTGGTGAATATGTACTGCTCATGGTGTTTCTCCTTGTAGGGGATTATCTGCGGGTTCAGGTGTGTTGCCAAGAGCCAGCCATGCAAGATAGGCTTGGTAGTCGGTGTTGTCGGAAACAAAAGGGATAAATGTTATTGTCCCGTCGTCATTTGTTTTTTTGACAATTTGTATTTCAGTGCTAAATATTGGTGTGACTAATTTATACATCATAACTCCGCACTAAATGAAAATGCATTTGTTGTACTGCCGCCGTTTGTGTACATTAACCCAGCAGTCTGACCAGAAGAGAAAGAACCGCCACCATACATAAAAGCAGACCTTGGGGTTGGTGTATTTGCTAGATTCCATGAAGTAACAGAAATATCTGCACCTGCTGATGAAAACTGAGCGCCAGTTGTTGATATTGATGTTAGAGATGGTGTAGACCTCATTGGAACTGGGTACTGAACCGCAATCCAAGCCTGAGAAGTGTTACGCTGTGACCCAATAAAAACATCTCCGTTTGTTCCAGTAGAACCTACTGAGCCAAAAACGCAAAAATAGCGTTGGCAAAGTTGAAGTTCAGTCCCATAAGGTCTGTAATCAAAGCTAGTTGCTGTTGAGCCTTTTTCAAGCTGTACGCCTGTGATGTAGAAAGTAGCACCTGATGTTCCGACTACTGATGTAGCGCCTGTGGGGGCAAAAAAATAACCAGATTGCCAAGTATTTGCTGTGCCGCTATATGTTGTTCCTGTGCCTAAGTTAAAAACAACTTGAACACCACCATTTGTATCTGTGTTGATTGTATTGTATGTATTTGCGGGTACTGAAATTGTTTTGTATTCCCATGTGTTTGCAGAGGAAACTGTAAATGTAAAAGGGTATGAATAGTTGCTACCGCCAGTAGCAATAACAGAACCGCCTAAAGTACCCGTCAAGGAACTACGCACCCAGAATGACAAAGTTACTGGCACAGCATAAGCTGAACCCCATGCTAAATCAGAAACATTCAAACCTTCAATGATTTGATAAAGTACAAAATAATCGCCCGTAACAACAGAGTATGCTGATGATGAAGTTGCGCCTAGATATTTTGTATAACCAGCAGGGGGTGTTACTGAACCAGCATTTTGTTGCACAGTGTATTTAGACGCTTGTGTAACTAAACATTTCCATCTATCAACAGAATAAACCCCATTGGTAGGTGTAACACTCGCCCCCGCGTTTCTCTGATCCAAAACCATCCCGCCATTTATGATGCGGTTCTTGAAGCCTGTGTACTGGGCAGTTGAACTGAGCAGCCCTTGATCGACTTGGGTTAATGCCATGATGTTTACTCGTAAAGGATGTTGATTGAGCCAGCGTCAAAGGTGTCTGTGCCGTTGGCTGTGGTGACGCGGAGGCGGTCTAGTGTGGCAGATAATGCTTTTGAGCCATTGAATAAGCATCCTGAATTTGCCGAACTTGAACTATTGGATGTTCCAAAACAAGACCAAGTATTACTTGATGCGTCAAGCAGCGTAATTTGAGCCGTAGCTAAAAAAGTACCCGCCGCAACCACTGAGTTATGAATTAAAAAACCTGATGTTGCTGTACTGTTAGCCGCCCCTGATGCACCTATTCTTGAGACAGCAGAAGAATAACTAGTTGTTTCAACACCGCCAGAATCACCAAGTTGAATTTGCCAGTTACTTGTTCCGTTTGTGCTTACGTCAGACAGCATCACAGTAATACGCTTTACCCAACTAGGTATGCTTGTAAAGTCAATGCTTGTACCTGATGTAGAGGCAACAGCAGTGCCTGATGTAAGAACACCTACCCCTGTTGGCGTACCTGCTGTGACTGGGCTGGTCAGCGTCGGTGTTGTAAGGGCTAGGCTGGATGCCAAGTATGTTGAGTTCACCGCACCCGCTGTAGCAGGGATAGCGTTCAGCACACTGCTGACATAGAAGCTCTCGGTGACCACTGCGTCACCCACGGTACAAGCGTTGTTGAGGACTACCGTAGTGCCTGTCGTTGCCGTGAAATCTGTGGAGACTAAGCGCACCCCGTTCCTGTACACATCAATGTATCCGATGGTGTAGCTGGGGACTGAGAAGCTGGTCTGTCCTGCGGTGGCGGTGAAGTTGGTGACCGTTCTGTACGCAGTTGTGGTCACGCCCGAGGCTGGTATGCCAAGGTATCTGACGCTGATGTTGCTTGTTCCTGTCGGCGGGGCAGCAGAGAATGTAAGCGTTGTGCCGGATACAGAATAGGTAGATGGGTCTTGCAGTACACCTGTGATGGCAACAATGATTGAAGACGTATTGGCAGGAGCCACCGTCATTGTGAACGCCGTGGTTGACCCATTACCACTGAAGGTATCGGTAAGAAACGCTACGCTGATGGGGGTGTTGCCAATGAATGCCATTACTGTTCCTCTGCCGGTTCAGGCGTGTTGCCCTCTGCCAACCATTTTAAGTATTGCTGGTAGTCGGTGTTGTCGGGGTCAAATGGGATGTAGGTAACATCTGACAAGCGAACTACGCAAGTTGGATTATTAAATCCTGGTGGTGTATTTAATCTATACATTTATAACTCCGCTGTAAATGTTGCTGAAATTTGAACAAATGCAGTGGCTGTCCAGTTTGATACAACGTTGTACGGAACCATCGTATCAGTAGAAGCAAAAGCAAAAGCAGGAGTACCAGCACTACCTGCATTAACTGTATATGTTCCTGAACTTGCCGTATAAGACGCAGAGGCTCTCATAGTAACTGGAAATCTAATTCCACCAAATGTATAAGTAGCATCTTGCACCCTACCTAAATCATATAAAGTAGCTCTAAAACAATACCTCTGACACAAAGCCAACTCAGTCCCGTATGAACGGTATTCAAAAGGTGACGCAGTAGACCCTGCTTCAAGCTGGACACCTGTGATGTAGAACGTGGCTCCGTTTGTGCTTATCACTTGTGTTGCACCTGTTGCACCTAGGTATAAACTTCCTGCCCAAGCACCCGCAGGGCCGCTGTATGTTGAACCCATTGCAAGTGTAAAATCAACAACTGCTGATGCCCCGCTAGTTGCGCCTATCCAAGTTCCTGTAGTATCTCCAGCGATAGTTACTGATTTTTGTTCCCAAGTGTTTGCAGAACTTATTGTGTATGTGTATGGGTAGCATCTAGGAGAGCCGCCGTTACTATTCCACAAACAACCACCAAAAGTACCAGTTAACGAACTGCGAACCCAAAATGATATTGTTACCGTTTTGGCGTTAGCAGTGCCAAATCCAAAATCAGCAAAATTAAAGCCTTCTATTGTTTGACGAACCATTGCATATTGTGTTGCGCCAATACTAGCATCCGCAGTTGTAATAGTTACTTTAAGTGAGTTGTTAAATCCCGCCGGAGCAGAAGAATCTTGCTGAACTGAAAATACACCATCACTTCCATCAATAGCTTTCCAACGATCTAAAGTGTAAACTTCAGCGCCGTCTACGCTGACACTCGCCCCCGCGTTTCTCTGGTCAATGACCATCGCCCCATTGATGATCCTATTGCGGAAGGTTGTATTGTTTGACCCTATCTGGGCAATGTTGACTGCTAGGGTCATGCTAACTGCTCCTCAGTTGGTCGTGCCAGTGTTGGGTGATTCCATTCTTTGATGTAGTCACCTTTGCCATCAGAATCATTTTGCAAGCGGATAGTGCCATCAAAGCCAAAATCTGCGTCTGTCAGTTGTGGATAAATTGTTTTAATTTTTTCATATAAATTCATCATGCCCCCCTTATCATTGCGCCATTAAAATATGTCGTAGATGATGCCGCTTGAGTCGTTTTTGAAAGACCACTATTTTGAAATCCATAAATTTCAACATAATCTGTTGACCCATTCATATAAACAAGTGATGTAACTACAAAAATCGGATCTGCCGTCGTTGGCTGTATCACAAGATTACCTAATTTATATGCAGCGCCATTTTTATATATAGTAAGATATGCAGTGGCTCCATCAATTAGCGATTGAATACGAATAGCGGCGTTAATTTGGTAATATCCTTCAACAGTAGGAGTAAATCTACTAGAAGCAAAATTATTGTTTGTATCAAATTCCTCAGTATTGAACAAAACTTTTGTGTTTGCATTATTTGTTAAAGTTGTTGATGATCCAGCATAAGCACTGAACGCAGGGCCAGTACCAGCCACACCTGTAGCTAAGTCAGCTTGAATTACAGCGCCCGCAGCAATTTGTGTCGATGTGACTGAGCTACTTGCCAAGCCGTCTGATCCAATGGTACTGATTGGCATTATGTGTTCTCCAACGCTGTGATTCGTGCTGTCAGGGCTGTGATGAGGGCTTGTTGTTCTTGGATGGCGGCAGTCAGTGTGGCAACCAAGAAGCTGGTGTCAACGCCTTGATGCATAGGTTTTCCATTGGCATCTACCGCATCTTTTTCACCAGCCACGCAATCAGGCACAACTTCTTGCAGTTCGTGAGCAATAAAGCCTTGACCATCAGAGCCGTCTAATTTCCATTTATAGGTTACAGGTTTAAGTTGCGCTACTTTAGCCAGCGCCCCCGTCATAGGTGCAATGTTTTCTTTTAAACGATAGTCAGATGAGGTGTTGTAATCTCTT